CAGGAACACAGTTTGTGAGAGATTATTACACTTCAAGTTATTCAAATGGAAATTTAATAAGAGAATAATATGATACAGACAGGTATTGAATCGAGAGTCAAAATACAAGATGTAGTATCTTCTCAACTTCCAAATTTTATTTTGGAAGAGAGTCCGAAGACTGTTGATTTTTTAAAACAATATTATATTTCACAGGAATTTCAAAGTGGCGTAGTAGATATTGCTGAAAATTTAGATCAATACTTGGATTTTGATAATTTAACTCCAGAAAAATTATCTAACGACACTACTTTGTCAATTGATATAGGAACTGATGAAGTTAGCAAAGTTACTGTTTCTAGCACTAAGGGGTTTCCCAATAAATATGGTCTCCTAAAGATTGATGATGAAATCTTAACATATACCGGTATTACCTCAAATACATTTACAGGTTTAACTCGTGGATTTAGTGGTATAACGAGTTATCATGATGAGTTAAATGAAGAAGAGTTAGTATTCACAAAATCTAATGCTAGTGTACATACAGCAGGTTCATCAATCCAAAATTTAAGTTCATTATTCTTGAATGAATTTTATAAAAAGATAAAGTACACATTTGCACCAGGTTTTGAAAATTTAAATTTTAATAAAAATTTAAATATTGGTAATTTTCTTAAAGAAGTCAAATCATTCTATGAGACAAAGGGAACAGATGACGCAATCAAAATATTATTCCGAGTTTTGTATGGTGTAAATCCAAAAATTATAAATCTTGAGGATTTACTGTTCAAACCATCAGCAGCAGAATATTTAAGAAGAGAGACAGTCATAGTAGAAGTTTTATCAGGAAATCCAATTGGATTAGTAGGACAGACAATAAAAAAGATAGAAAAATTAAATGATCCATCAACTCAAGCATCTGTATCTGAGGTAGAACCATTTACAAGGAAAGGAAAGCAATACTTTAAATTTTCACTTTTCATAGGATATAGTGGTGCATCGTTGGTAGAGGGTAATTTCAAGATTACACCTAGTAGTAAATCTATTGAAAATGTATCTATTGGATCCTCAGTCATTACAGTTGATTCTACTATTGGATTTCCTTCTAGTGGTAAAGTTTTATCTGGCATCAATACAATTTCTTATAGTGAAAAAACTGTAAATCAGTTTTTAGGATGCACAGGTGTAGAATCTGAAATTTCAACATCAGATAGTGTTTTCTCAGATGAAATATATTTTGGTTACGAAGATGGTGATGTTACAAAAAAAGTTGAGTTTAGAATTACAGGTATCTTATCAAAATTTAAACAAAAATCAGAAAATGCAATAATTTCCGAAGGGGATGTAATTACAATTAAGAATTTGGGTGATAAAGTATTGAATCCCACAATTAAAACTAATAAAGAGATTTTTGCAAATTCTTGGATTTACAATACATCTTCATTCATAGGAATTGATGAATATGACGGTAGTAGTACATTTACACTAAAGAAAAAAATTGACAGGTCAATATTTAAAAAAGGAGATAAAGTAGAGTTTGTAAATCAAAGCAGACCTGATGAAATTATTTACCCATCAGCAAATGATACCCAACCATATGTAGAAGATGTTTTAAGTGATACAATTATAAAAATCGCAGGTTTACCAGATGGTGGATTTCAAGGCACTACTTTAAAACTTGTTAGAACTAATTCAAATTTAAGAAAAAAACTAAACAAAGCAGTAAGTAATCATGTTCCTCTAAAGTATGGTAATATCACATCAGATGTAACAAACGTATACTTTGATGATGATAGTGGTTATGTTGCATCAAACTCTTTACCATCTGCTAAAAATTCTCCTACATCAGACGATGCATTTTTTGAAAATATTGATTTTGAACTGAATAAAATTACATTTAACACATTTCAAGATTTAAATGTTAGCACAGGCAAATTTAAAACAATACAAATCAATGAGCAAGGTAAAAATATTAAACTATTAACAGGTGATAAGGTATTCTATGAATCAAGCGGTCTTACATTTAATTCAGTTGGAGTTGGTACAACTGCTCAAATCGTTGGAATAGATACGGGAGCATATTTTATTGAAATTGCTGATGCAGACTCCAGCAAAGTGAAATTATATTCATCAAGATCATTTATACCAAGTGGCACGGCTCTGGAGTTAGACTTTCCAAAAGATAACGAGGGTAACATAATTGAAGCAGAACATACATTTACTTTATATTCGCAAAGATCAAATGTAATAAGTCCTTCAAAATCATTGAGCAAATTTCCATTAAATCCCAGTTTAAAGGACGGAGATGTCGATGTAACTTTACCAGGTACCATCGGTAAAATGATAAATGGTGTAGAAATATTTAATTATAAGACAGATGATAAAATATATTTTGGACCTATAAGTAATCTTAATGTTTTATCGGGTGGTAGTGGATATGATGTAATTAATCCACCTAAGATAGAGATTGAAGAGGGAGTTGGGACTGGTGCAAAATCAGTAGTTTGTGTTAAAGGAAAAATAGTAGACGCTTTTGTTGATCCGCAAGACTTTGATATTGACAGGGTAGTTTCTATCGGGATTACTGGTGGAAATGGTTCAGGTGCAGTAATAGAACCAATTATAGGTAAAAGGTCAAGAGAAATAGTATTCGACGCTATTGAATTTACTTCATCTAATGGTTTTGGTGTTGATGAATCTGAAAGAACTCTTACCTTTAGAACTCGTCATAATTTAAATTCAGGTGACAGAGTAATATACAGTTCTAATAGACAAATTTCAATAGGTCAAACTGTTGGTGATTTTATATCAAATAATGAATATTTTGTAAGTGTTGTTAATGATAAAACAGTTAGGTTTCATAATTCTCAAAGTGTGGCAGCAGCTACTAATGATAAAGCAGAGGCAATCGGTATTGCAGTAACAGCTGGAGGTATTCAAAGACTTATTGTTGGATCTGTTAATAATACTATTCTAAGTGTGAACGTTCTTTCCGGAGGAGAAGGGTACGAAAATAGAAAATTATCAGTTCAACCATCAAATGTATCAACAATTTTCAATAAAATCAACTTCGAAAATCATAATTTTAAAGATGGTGATAAAATCGTTTATAAACATGATGGCACTACAATTACAGGATTGTCAACAGAACCAAATCAACAATATATTATTACAAAGGTAGATGATAATTCATTTAAGTTATCTGATGCTGGTATAGGTGGAACATCATTAGTTAACTTTAATCAGAAAAAATTTGTTAACTTTGAGTCAACAGGTATAGGCACACAAATATTTAAATATCCAGATATAGTGGCATCAGTTGAATATTTGGGTATTGGTACATTTGGGTCAGAGAAGGTTATTGCAAATATCACACCTGTTGTAAAAGGTGAAATAAGTGACATATATTTACTTGAAAAGGGAACAGGTTATGGATCTAGTATTTTAAATTTCGAAAACAGTCCAATCGTAAAAATAAAAAATGGTTCTGATGGTTTAATACCTGAATTAAAACCAATTATTAATTCAATCACCGGTGGAATATCAACAGTTTCTATCGGCAACTCAGGATCTAAATTCTTTTCAACACCTGTGGTAGAAGTAATTGATAGTTTAGGAATTGGTAATGGTGCAAAATTAAGAGTTGTAATGAATGAATTGGATGGGGAACTAACTGGTTCAGTGAATCGTGTGGAAGTCATATCTGCTGGAATTGGGTATTCTGAGTCAACCACTTCAATTCGTGTCACTCCATCTGGTATTGGTGGTGTTATAAATGCAAATGTTAGATCTCTCAATGTAAATAATAACTTGAAATATTCTTTACCAAGTTCTAGTAGATTAGAAGAACATGAAGGTATATTGAAAAATGTTGTAAGTGGTTATTCTGGTGACTCATTCAAAGACGATGGAACTAATGTATCAAAAATTATCGGATGGGCATATGATGGAAATCCAATATATGGTCCATATGGATATGAAGATCCTGAAAAGAAAACTAATGTAATTAAGTTATTAAAGAGTGGATATAAATTAGATGATAACTCTGTAATTGATAGACCTAATGTTGGATTTGTCACTGGATTTTTCATTGAAGATTATATTTTTGATGGTAGTGGTGATTTGGATGAATTTAATGGTAGATACGAAATAAATGATGATTATCCGAATGGTGTTTATGCATATCATGCGACAGGAATTATTACATCAGGAAGATTTGCTCCAGCGTTCCCTTACTTTATAGGTAATAAGTATAGATCAAAATTAGAAAAAGATAATTTATCAATTAACCAGTCATTTGACTTTTTTAATTCATCTCTAAGAAGAAATACTTTTCCATATAATGTAACTGAGAGCGATGCTGGAAATGATTTCATTACTGAATCGGATGCTTTAAATTCTCAAAAAATTGAAATAGAGACAGTTGAGTCTGGATCTATTAATAAAATTGAGATAATCGAAGATGGAACTAATCAGAAAGTTGGTGATATATTAAACTTTGATAATACAGGAACTGGTGGTGACGGTCTCATCGCAAAAGTTGAATCAATTAAAGGTGTTTCTATTTCAAGTATTACATCAAATACATTAACTTATAATCAATCTACAATCACAAAAGAAGATAATGATAATTTAAGGATAACAACTCCAAATTTCCATAATTTAGTTGATGGTGATTTGGTGGTTTTATCAGGTTTGACATCATCACTTTCACATATAAATGGATCATATATTATAGGTGTTTCATCAGTTGTTTCTTCTGCCATCTCTCCTATAATTTCAAATGCAGGTGCTGCGACAACTGAAATTTATTCTAATATTGCAAGGTATGTAAAGGTCGGAGACAAAATACGTGCAGGGATTGAGACACTTACTGTCTTAAACACATATGATCAACCGAACATAATTACGGTTGAGAGAGGTGATACTGGATTAGCACACACAGCAACAACACCTCTTTATATCGTTCCAGATTCATTCACAATTGAAAAATCTGTTAACAATTTTGACTCTAAAGTAAATCAAAAAGTATTTTTTAATCCTATTAAATCGGTTGGATTTGGTACTACTGCTGGTCAATCAAGATTGGTAGAATTTTCATTCGGTGAGACAAAAATTACAAGAACAATTCCATTTAAAGGAATATATCTAGAAAATCATCCGTATAGTACAAATCAAAAATTAACAGTAATAAATGATGGGAATCCAATAGGTTATTCAGATACACCTGATGGTACAATTACCTCAATGCCATCAACTGTTTTTGCAGTCAATAAAAACAAAAATGTTATTGGAATAAAAACAATTATTGGAGGATCTGAGGTATTTTTCCACGATGAAATTAGTGGTTCAGCAGTTGCTGATAAAGATACATATTCATTTAAATCTAATTTTAATGAAAGAAAGGTAAGTGTAAAAAATATAAAAAATGTTGTTTCATTAGGTTCTAGTTCCCATCAACTAAAAGATAACGATTTAATTAAAATAAATGTAATTTCAAATACATCAGTAGGTATTGGAACATTATCTGAGGTTATAATTAGCAGAGATCCTTTAACCGATAATATACTTATAGATCCAGTTTCATGTCCAACATCGGGTATTACAACATCCTTACCTGCTGTTGGTTTTCAAACAGGTGCAAATGTCATAACACTAGAAAATCATAATTTTGCAACAGGACAAAAAGTAAATCTTGTTTCAACAAATATTCCTATAGGTTTAGGTAATAGTAATTACTTTGTTAGTGTTATTGATGATAGAACTTTTAATTTATGTGACTCCTTTGAAAATGCTACATCAAATCCTCCAATAGTCGTTGCTATCACATCAACAACAGGATCTGGAATACATACATTTTCTAAAATAAATCCAAAAATATTTGTAGAGAAAAGTAACAATATAATATTCAACACCTCAGATTCATCTCTCTCTGGATACAAATTTAAGGTTTATCATGATAAAGAATTCAAAAACGAATTTGTGTCTACTGGATCTAGTCAAAGTTTTAATACACCAGTAGGTATCATAACTGCAGGGGAGGCAAATTCCAAATTTACGTTAACATATGATGATGAAATTCCTAACAGATTGTATTATAATATTGAAAAATTAGGTGTAGCAGTAACTGCTGATAATACTGTAAGAAATTACTCTGAAATTGAATTTGTAAAAAATAATTATAATGGCACCTTTAAAATATCAAACGTTGGTTTGCAAACATTTACTTTTAATACTGTAGATGAACCATTAAGAACTATTACTGACAAATTAAATTCTTCTCAATTATTCTATAGCACAACATCAGAAAATGTAACAGGTCCTATAAATTCTGTTAAAATAGTTTCAGGTGGTTCAAACTATAAAAAATTACCCACTTTTGTAAGCGTTGGAACAACTTCGGTTGTTGATGTAAATGTATTAACTAAATCAAATAATGTTGGCAATATTAGAAATGTGAGAGTGATCAACGAAGGTTTTGAGTATCCTTCTGATCCTACTTTGCAACCAGAAGCACTTCTACCTAAATTTGTTCAATTGAGAGGATCAAAGTCCATTTTAAGTGTAGAAGTTACTGATGGTGGTGCTAATTATATTACTCCACCAAAACTGATAGTTGTCGATACAGAAACAGGAGTACCGTTTGATGATGGTTTAATTACTGCAACCTTATCATCACCAACCATTACATCTGGATCTTCATTATTGGGAGTAAATATTGAGAAATCACCAACTGGCATATCTGTTGGAAATGTTGCCATCGCTGCAACTAGTAATACAAACGGTGTAAGTATTCAAAAAGTTAATTCTTCTGCTAATACCTCAACCTTTGATGTCTTTATAACAACACCTGCGTTAGGATATGTAAATAATCCTTTTGAAGTTGGCGATTCAGTTTTTATTGAAGGATTGCAAAAAGTTGGAGCTGCAGGATCTGGATTTAACTCCTCTGATTATGGATATAAGTTTTTATCAGTAGTTGGTATAGACACAACTGGAGCATTAGATAAAATAACTATCGATGTTTCAGAATATACCACAAACACCGGTGTTGCTGTCACATCAGTTGGAGGATTTGCAGATATTATAAACTCAAATGTTTATCCAAAATTCAATTTAAATTTACAAGAAGCAGGTTTTACAATTGGTGAAAAAATTATTATTAATGATGTTGAAACAGATTTAACAGTTGTTGAATCGGGTGAAAATTTTGTTAAGTTGCAAGGTCTAGATAATTTAAATGAGGATGACATTTTAATTGGATCTATCTCCAGAAACAGAGCAAAATCAACTAATATATTCCTTAACAAAGGTCAATTTGAAGTTGATTATTCACTGATTAAAGATTTAGGTTGGGAAACTAATGTTGGAAAATTAAACGAAGATATTCAAGTTTTACCTGATAATGATTACTATCAGAATCTATCATACTCAATTCAAAGTCCAATTGAATGGAATGATCTGAAGAGTCCTGTTAATAATTTAGTCCATACATCAGGATTTAAAAATTTCTCAGATACTGGAATAACATCCACCTCAAGTGCCTTTCCAGTAGATGGAAGTGCAAAAGTAACAACCCTCTTGGATGTTTTACCAACATTTGCTGAGATATTAAGAGTAGACACAATATACAATTTTGACAATGCAAGAGATATATTTGTCGGAACTGGTACGACCGATTTAAATTTAGATAGATCGAAATCTAAGTTTATAGAACTTCAAAAAGTTAAGTTAACAGATTTTATTGTAGCAAAATCAAATAATGTTTTGAATATTGATGACATTAGTTCACGTTATTCAAATTTAAATAGTGATCCAAATACGTTCTTAGATATTATACAAGTTCAACCATCTGATGGTTTGAATAGAGTTCTTACATTAGTTAAAAATCCCGATAACACTCAGACACAAATTGCAGAATTAATTATTTTAAATAATAATTCAGGTTCATATCTTCTTGAAAAGAGTAAGTTGAGTTCAGAATCTGATTTCACAAACTTTAAATTAGTAAGCGAATCAGGTAGAAATAATTTAAGATTTACACCATCAGATGAATTTAAATTTGATGTTGATTATGATATTAAACAAATTGAAACTAAATTCAATACAACTTTAACTGGAACAGGAACAAGTTCATTTGGTTTTGCAGATATAACAGGATCAGTTGTTAATGTTGGAGTAGGAACAACCTCTTCAATTATCAGTACATTTGCATCTGATAGTCTCTTTATTAAAACACAAGTCACTGATACTGTGACTAATGATATGAATTACGTTGAACATCTGGTTGGAAGAGATGCAACAAACACATATTTTACAGAATCATATTTTGATTCAAATCAAGGAACATTTAGCTCAAATTTCTTAGCAACATTTAGTCCATCACTTTCTGGAATTGGTAATAGTATTATATCATTTAATGTAACTAATACAAGATCTAATCCAATAAGAGTTAGATCAAGTATCATTGGATTTAACAGTATTACTGCTGGTATTGGAACATATAGATTCTTGGCACCAGGTCAAGCAGATGAGAGTGAAAGAACTCAGTTAGTTGAATCTAAATTTGAACAGAAAGCAGGAATAAGTACGATTGCATCACTAGATAAAAATAAATTTATTGCTTTAAAATCGACTGCTCATGTAGCGACTGCAACATCAGAAGCATTGCATCAGGTATATGTTATACATAATGGCACTGAAATATTTACTAGTTCAAGTGAGTATCTGTCAATAGAAAATGGTATAGTAGAAAATTCTGCTAATCCTCCCCTTGGAATAGGAACCTTCCATGCAAAATTTGAGGGTGATAATTTTATTCTACAATTCATACCAGATATTACCACTGGTATAACAACAGTAAGATCTTTAAATGAGGTATTTTATTCAGATACTGATGAAAAAACTAAATTGGGATCTGTTAATTATCCAAATCCATTAGTCTTTGGAAAACTTACTCAGTCCTCAAATTTAAATTTCTTCAATGCTATAAATGGTGATCGAATAAACAGAAGAAACTTTGAGTTAACAAGTAACGACACTCCAATTTTTGCTAAAACATTCAATCCAACAAATACATCAATTGTAAATATTGGAACTGGTAAAACATTCACAATCAAGGATCATTTCTTTAGGACAAACGAAGAGTTAATTTACACACCCCAAGCATCTTTCGTTGGAGTTGGTTCAACAGCGATGATGTTTAAACATGATGGTGATAGTAATACTTCTCCACTACCTACTTCAGTGTTTGCAATTAGAACTACTGATGATCAATTCTCAATATCAACAACAAGAGGAGGAAATGCTGTAACACTAGTCGATGCGGGAGAGGGTAATAATCATCAATTTGAAATGGCAAAAGGTCTTTCAAAGGCATTAATTACAATTGATGGTCTAGTTCAACATCCAATCGCTCAAACAGATTTAGTTTATCAACTAAATGGAAATATAAGTGCTGCCTCAACAATATTCAGTTTGAGTGGAATATCATCTATAAATCTTGAGGATCTTGCAAAAATAGATGATGAGTTTGTAAGAATTACAAATGTAGGAATCGGAACATCAACCACAGGACCTATCAGTGGTTTAGGGACATTTCCAATAATTAATGTTCAGAGAGGTTATGTTGGAAGTTCTGCTGCATCTCATAGCAATTCAAGTAATGTTACTATTTTTAAAGGTTCTTATAATATTGTTGGTAAAGAAATTCACTTCACTGAGGCACCAAGGGGTAACAATTCAATAGATGTCGATGAATTTAATTTGCCACCAGCAAGGTCTGATTTTGAGGGAAGAGTTTATTTGAGAAATGATTATAGCACGAATAGAATATATGATGATATTTCAAATAAATTTACAGGTATTGGAACGAATTTTGAATTAAAATCAGGAGGAATATCAACATCAGGTATTGGAAATACTGGAGGAAACGGTATTCTCTTTATTAATAATATATTCCAAAGTCCATCAACTGTTAATAATTCAAGGGGTAATTATAAAGTTGTTGAAAATGTTACCTCTGGAGTGTCTACAACAACTGTGATTTTCTCTGGAATAACAACAGTGGCAGACGGAGATATTATTACAAATGATACGGATGTGAATCAAAATGATTTACCTAGAGGTGGTGTAATTGTATCTCTTGGATCTTCAGGTGGATTGGGTTATGCACCTTTAGTTCCGGCAATTGTAAAACCTCAGATATCTACCGGAGGAACAATCACATCTATAGTGGGAGTTGCATATAGTGGTGCATCTAATAATATTTCAACTGCTTCTTATGATAATAATACTGGAGTTTTAGAAATTACAACTGTTGGTAAGCATAATTTGAGAATGGGTTATGCCGATGAAGTTTTTCTATCTAATTTAGAGTTTAGTTGTGCTGCTCCTCATGCAGGTGTTACGACTACTATTTTCCCCGATGGAACAATAGGCGATAAGTTCTCTGTGGTATCAATATCATCAACAAATACATTTAAGACACAAGTTGGACCAAGCACAATCCCACACACATTTGTTGGTGGAGGAACTGTAAAAAATTGGTTTGGTAATCTTACGTTTGGTTCAGGATACAATACTGGTGTTACAACAAATGGTGTATCAGTCGCAGCAACAGTATTTGATCCTGGTTATGAACATGATTTTATAAGTGCAGATGCAAACGCGGTGACAGCAAATACAGGAATAGTGTTTACCCCATCTGATGCATCATATGATCCAGTGACAGGAGATTTAGTCCTATTCATAAGTGGCACTGGAATTCAAACACATGGATTAACAGATAGTAATACAGTTCAGATCGCAACAGGTTCCATATCATTCGCTTGTTCAAAAGATAATTATTCAACAATTCATCCATATCCAAGATCAACAGATCCTGTTGCAGGTATATCTACTTCCATTTTATCATATAATGCTGAGACAATTACAGTAAATGTGGGTGCAAATGTAGGTTCAGGAGCAAAAATTACTACCACAATCGGAATTGGTGGCACACTATCATTTAATATTGTTGATGGTGGAAAGAATTACAAAGAACCTGAAATATTTGTTCCTAGTCCATCATATAGTAATATGTCTATTGAAGGTATTTCAAGAGTTGGATTTGGAACAGGTCCTGAAACTGGTATTGGTGCATTAATTAGTGTAAGTGGAGTTACCACAACAGGAATTTTAAATTTTGAATTAAGCAGAACTGGATATAACTTCAGAAAGGGTGATAAATTTACACCGGTAGGTTTAGTTACTGACAAGAGTTTTACAAGAGCAGAACCATTTGTTCTTGAAGTTTCAGAAATTTATCAAGATAATTTCTCATCTTGGCAGTTTGGTGAATTTGACTTTATTGATTCAATTAAACCACTACAAAATGGATCTAGAACAGTATTTCCATTACGTTATAATGGAGAACTATTGAGTGTGGTAGTAGATAATGATTCAGATATTATTGCTCAAAATATATTGCTTATATTTGTAAATGGTGTAGTTCAAAGACCTGGTGAAAACTATCAATTTGAAGGTGGAACCGTATTTTCATTTACTACTGCTCCATCAGAAAATGATGATATTTCAATTTATGTGTATAAAGGAACATCTGGAATTGATAGTGCTCTAAGTACAGACATCAACAAAACCTTAGAAGAGGGTGATAATGTTCAAATAATAAGAACTCCAGAAATAAACACTTCCATTTCACAAGATGAAAGAACTGTATTTGAACTCACCAGCAAAGATAGATTTGAAACTAATGTTTATGAAGGACAGGGTATAGATGAAATTAATTTCAAACCATTAAATGTATACAAGCAAAAGAATGATAAAATTATTAATGGTAGAATTGTACCTAAAACAAGAGATTCTATCGCAACTCAAATATATCCTACTGCAAAAGTAATAAGAAATATTACTTCTTCAGGTGCTGGTTCCAATGACATATTTGTTGATAATGCTGATTTCTTTAATTATGAGAGTGAAGGAAGTCCCGACTTTTTTGTTAAATTAATTTCTAATGCTACTGTGCCAACAGTTGGTATACTATCAGCAACAGTTTCAAATGGTCAGGTAGATGCGATAAGTATTGCTTCAAGTGGAAGCAATTATACAACTGCACCAACAATAAGCATAAGTGCTCCACCATCAATTGGAGTTGGAGTTGGAACAACTGCCACTGCCACAGTAACCGTGAATAGTGGAGGTATCAATGGAGTTACAATTACTAATGCAGGTTTTGGGTATACAATTGCTCCTACTGTTCTTGTTCAACCTCCTGTTACAGAAACTGAAATCATTAAAGTTCAAGCAGTATCTGGTTTTTCTGCAACTATCACTAGAATAGAAGTAGGTGGAAGTGGTAACACAACTATTAAATTCTATGCATCGAGAACTGATGGAGGTAATTTTGATAGTTTAGTTAACGATAATTACATATTCGTCAGCAACACAACAAATGGTCACGGTGTTACATCACGGACAAGTGGTGGAGCAACGACAGTTGGTGTTGGAACAACATTTTTTGATAATATATATCAAGTGTCATCCATTTCAAAATCCGGTTCAAATGCAGAAATAGTATGTAATGCAACCGTGACTACACCTGATAATTCATTGGATACTGGTGTTTTACCCAACATTGGTACTTTATCATTTGGTAAATTATCATCTCTGACTAGATCTGATTCACCTATTTCACTAACAGTTAAAGGATTTGAAGTGAATTCAGGATTATCTACATTCCCATTAATTCAAAGGTCGGGTGGAGATTATACTCTTAGAAAAACTGGTGCTTTACCTAAGACTCCATAAACTGTTATAAATATATAAAAAACTATAAATATGCCAGCAATAGTTACAGATCAATTTAGAATATTTAATGCAAATAATTTCGTTGACTCTTTATTAGACTCATCAAATTCTTATTATGTGTTTTTAGGATTATCAAATCCTATCAACGATACTAATCCTGGTTTTGGTAGAACAACCTCTACCTTTTGGCCATCGGATCCAGTTGATAATTTTCAAAATCTTTCTCATAATAAAGACACAATATTATTTGGTAAGAAAATTTCTAGTGCTAATGTAAGAAGAGTTGTTAAAAGAAATAATTGGGTTGCAAATACAAGATACGATATGTATCGACATGATTATAGCATAATTAATCAGTCACCCAACTCAAAGCAGTCAAGTTTGTATAATTCAAAATATTATGTTGTAAATAGTGATTTGAGAGTTTACTTGTGTATTGATAATGGTTCGTCAGGAATTCCTGGTAGTGATTCAGCAAAAGGTGGTAACTCACTTGATGAACCAACCTTTACTGATACAGAACCATCTGCTGCTGGTACAAGTGGTGATGGATATGTTTGGAAATATCTCTATACAATTTCTCCGAGTGATATCATAAAATTTGATTCGACAGAATTTATAGCATTACCAAATGACTGGTCAACATCAACTGATTCTCAAATACAAGCAGTGAGAGAAGCAGGAGACTCTAGAATAAACAATAATCAAATTAAGAAAGTTTATATAGAAGATGGTGGTAGCACCAATAGTTCTTCTTATCAGGAAGGTAGTCATTCTCTGAATATTTTAGGTGATGGAACAGGTGGAATTGTGAATGTGACAGTTAATGTAAATGGAAAAATAACAAAAACAATTGTTACGAGTGGTGGAACTGGATATACTTACGGTATTGTAGACTTAGGTCCAATTCAGGTTACAACATCAATCTCATTAGAAAATAGAGCAAAATTAATACCAATAATTCCTCCATCAAGAGGACATGGATATGACTTATACACAGAACTTGGTGCAGATAAAATTTTAATTTACACAAGATTTGATGATTCCACACCTGATTTTCCAACGACCACTAAATTTTCTCAAGTTGGAATAATTAAAAATCCTTCAACATTTGCAGATGAAGATACAATTTTTGATGAAATAAATTTTTCATCTGCCTTTGCGATGAAATTATCAGGAAATCCTAGTACAACACCTAATGTTGGAAGTATTATAACTCAGGGAACAGCAAAGGGGTATGTAACATCATATAATACACAGACTAATGTCTTAAAATATTCAAGAGATAGATCTTTGTATTTTGGAGGTGATACACCAACAAATCAAACAGATTATGTTGGAGTAAGTTCTGAAAGTAGAATAACCGAATTTGTACAAGGCGGGGGAAATGTAGACCCCCTTGGAATAGGAATATCATCTTTCAGTGGTAGCACTACAGTTGTTAGCAATAAGGTAGTTAATTTGGGTGTAAATTTCACAAATGGTCTTGCTAAACCTGAGATAAATAAACAGACAGGTGAAATAATTTATATTGATAATCGTGGCCTAGTAACAAGGGACGCAAGGCAAAAAGAAGACGTTAAAATCATTCTGGAATTCTAAAACAAATGGCACAAAAATCAAACTTAAATGTAAGTCCATACTTCGATGACTTCGATTCAGATAATAATTTTTACAAGGTATTATTTAATCCAGGTTTCCCAGTTCAGGCAAGAGAATTAACTACTTCACAATCAATTTTGCAGAATCAAATTGAAGATTTTGGAAGTCATTTATTCAAGAATGGATCTGTTGTCATACCAGGTAATATTGTATTTGATAGTAGATATCATGCAGTTAAGTTAAACTCTACAAATTTCGGAATAGATATATCTCTATACATTAATAAACTTGTTGGAAAAACAATCACAGGAAAAATATCAAATGTAAGTGCAACGGTTGAAAAGGTTGCATTACCAACTACTGATCCTATTGACGATATTACAATATATGTAAAATATATTGATGGAAATGATAACTTTGAAACAAGTTCATTCGAAGATGGGGAGGCACTTATATGTGATGAAAATATACCATATGGTAATACAACGATTCAAGCAAATACAGATTTTGCTTCTTTGATTAGTGTAGATGCCACATCTATAGGTTCTGCTGCATCAATCGGTAAAGGTGTTTATTTTATAAGAGGTTATTTTGTCAATGTATCACAACAAACATTAATTTTAGATTATTATACAAATACACCTACTTATAGAGTAGGATTAAAGGTAACAGAATCTTTTGTAAGTGCAAAAGATGATGAATCATTATATGATAATGCTAAAGGATTCACTAATTTTGCTGCACCAGGTGCTGACAGATTAAAGATAACTCTTTCATTAACTAAAAAATTAATAACTGACATAGATGACACTGATTTTGTTGAATTACTCCGTGTAAGTGATGGTAAAGTAAAGAAAATTCAAACAAAAACCAGATATAATTTACTAAAAGACTATATCGCAGAAAGAACTTATGATGAATCTGGTAATTATACAACAAAACCATTTATACCTTCACTTCATAATTCATTAAATGATAAAATTGGTAGTAATGGAATTTTCTTTGATGATCAAAAAACAGATCAAGGGAATACTCCATCAGATGACTTAGCGGTAATAAAATTATCATCAGGTAGAGCATATATCAAAGGTTATCAGGTAGATAAACCATATACTACAATTATTGATGTAGAGAAACCAAGAGATACTGAAAAAATAAACAGTGTAACAATACCATTTACATCACCAAATAAATTGACAGTTTATAATGTAAGAGGAGTTCCTAAAAATGGTGAAATTGTTGAACTTTTTAAGTCTTATACAATTGATGGGCAAACAGCAGGAGAAAATATTGGTAGTGCAAGAGCGTATGGATTTAATTTAAAGGATAGTGAGTATAAAAATGATTCTACTAAATGGGATTTACATCTATACGATATTCAAACAAAAACTGATTTAATTTTAAATAGAACTCTTAATGCATCCGAAGCACCTTTATCATCCTTAATTGTTGGTAAAAGTAGTGGTGCCATAGGATTTTCTATATCAAATGGAACACCTGGTGGAGTATTAAGTGTAAGACAAACATCTGGTAAGTTTATAAAGAATGAAATATTAGAGATTAATGGAGTTGAGTTTCCTGTTGGTGTTGGAACTGTAAATACATTTGGCGTAGAGGATATAAAATCTATAGGACAATCAGGCATAACAGATTTTCCACAATTCTTTGCAAGAACTGTTCTTCAAAAGGCACCTTTACCTAATGGTGTGAATAAAATAATTTTGGATGGTTCTCGACCTGGTATTGCAACCGCAACTAACTTTGCCAGTGGAGGTTTTACTGGTATTAAAACAGATTCTATAATAAGATATAATAATCCAGAGTATGGTGAGGAAGTTTATAATAGAATTATTTCTGTCAATGATAATGGTAAGTCAATAACATTAGAAGCGATTGGATCTGGTACTACTGATGTTTTTACAGGTGAATTACCAACAGGAATTAGTACACTATCAAGATCTTTTGATGTCAATTTAGGTGTACCAATTATACGTACTAATGAAACTGGTCTGTTTGCTCCTTTACCTGATGAAAATATTTCTTCAATTGATTTAAATAGATCTAATTTATTATTAAGTAGGCAGATTACAGGAGAGGAAGTAACTGGTAATCAATTAGTTATAGAAACAACTCAGACAAATTTAACTGATGCAGCATGGGCAACATTCGATGAGGAAAGATATTCAGTTCACTATACCAGTGGTGGAATTGGAACAGTAACTGATGATACATTTGTATTATCAGGAAATGATGCTACAATTTCTGGATTAGAAAATAGTAATAATATAGTTGTAAACACAACTGTTCAGAAAAATTTCATTGAAAGTAAGTTAAAAATATACAATCGAAGTCAAAAATTAACTGTAAATAAATCTAAAAATGAAATTTCGGGAGTAACCACAGCAATTGGAGATGGTACAACAGCACTTGCTGATGGATTATTATTCAATAGATTTTTTGGTTTAAGAGTTCAAGATGAAAGAATATCTTTAAATCGACCTGATGTCGCTAAGTTAATTGCAGTATATGAATCAGTTGATGCAAACGAACCAACTTTAGATAAATTAAAATTTAGTGCATCGGTTGCAGTTTCAAATAATTGTGTAGTAGGAGAAATAATAACTGCATCTGATTCTGATGCTATCGCAAGAGTAATATCAACTAATGCAGAAATTAACGGTTCTGCTGATCCAAATAGTATAGAAATTGTTTATCTTAATAACTCATCTTTTGTCACAGGAGAGGTTGTTACATTTACTGAATCTAATATTGAATCATCTATTGAATTAATAGTGACAGGAGTTAGAAAAGATTTAACAACTTCATATAAACTTGACAAAGGTCAGAATAGTGAATTTTATGACTTTTCAAGTATTGTTAGAAATCAAGGTGTTCCAGAACCAACTAGACAACTGTTGGTAATCTTCGATCATTATACAGTTCCATCTGATGATACAGGAGATGTCTTTACTGTATTAAGTTACGATGGTGAAAGATATGCCACTGATATCCCTTATATTGATCAATACAAGGCATCAGATACTCTTGATTTTAGACCAAGAGTTGATGAATTTACAGCAACCGATAAATCACCATTTGATTTTACTGCAAGAACTTTTAACAGTTCGTCCAATATATTCTTAAAAACTAGTGAAGGTGCAGTTGTAAATTATGAATATTATCTTCCTAGAATTGATAAACTATATTTAAACTCAAAAGAAGAGTTTATTGTTCAAAAAGGTGTTTCAGCAAGATATCCAAAACCACCACAAAAGAGTGAGGGTTTATTAGAAATTGCTCAGATTTCATATCCAGCATATCTTTATAATCCACAAGATGCAATATTTAAATTAATTGATAATCGCAGATATACAATGAGAGATATCAGTGATATTGATGATAGAGTAAAGAATTTAGAAACAACTACATCTCTTACACTACTTGAGATGGATACTAAAACTCTTCAAATTCAAGATGCGGAGGGTAGAAATAGATTTAAATCTGGTTTCTTTGTTGACGATTTTTCTACAACTAACTTTATTAATAGAGCATTTACTTCTGCAGAGATAAATCCAAATACAAACGAATTAGTTCCTATCAGATCGAGAAACGCAATCAAACTTGATTTAGCACCAGCAGATTTAAATAATGACTCTGGAAATTTCCCATTACTTGATCCAAATTTACAAAAAACCGGAAGAGCAATTACTTTAAAATATGATGAAGTTGATTGGTTAGAGCAATCATTTGCAACAACTGTAGAGAATGTCAACCCTTTCCATGTTGTAGTTTATACTGGAAACATTGTTCTAGATCCGACAAATGATGTTTGGACAAGAACAGTTCAGTTAGAGGATAGGAATATAACAACAACTCGTAATAATGAAGTTAATTTAAATCAAAATATTGATTTAAGTAGATTTAATTTTGCTGATATTAACAGGAGAAATGTAAACAGAAGACAAGCAAACAGTCGCCGTGCCGGAACAACAAGCACTGAAACGAGAATTCGTGCTGGTAGACAAAGAGATGTGAATATCAATCAAACAACAAGAAATACATTCACGACTACAGATGTATCAGTAAGAAACGTATTAATTTCTTCTGATGTTGACTCATTTATGAGATCAAGAAATACAGAGTTCGTTGCATCAAACTTAAAACCAAAAACTCGTTACTATCATTTCTTAGATAATAAGAAGGGTGTTGACTTAGTTCCAAAATTAATAGAAATTAAAAAATCAGATGGCACTGATGGATCAGATGGTGTTTTTCAAATCGGTGAAACAGTTGTTGGTACAATTGGAAATGATACAAGATTAAGATTCAGACTTGCTCAACCAAATCATAAGAGAGGTAAGTTCGATAATCCAACAACTACCTACTTATCAAATCCTTATTCTAAGGTTCCTGCAGGAGGCACAGCAGAGGGATTACCATTAATATACAGTCAGACATCATCTATATTAAATGTCGATACTGAGGCGTTAGCAGAGGAGGCAGAGGGAAGTTACTCTGGATATGTTAAGAAGGATATGAAACTTGTTGGAAGGACAAGTGGTGCTGTTGCTTATGTTAAGGATGTGAGATTAATTGCAGATGGCAGTGGTGATGTTTTAGGAACATTCTTCTTGAAAGATCCAAATTCAAAACCACCAGGACCTAATGTAAAAGTCGAAACTGGAACAAAAACATTTAGATTATCATCTGATATAAACAATGATCCTGGTTTACCAGGCAGTAGCGACATATCTTTTGCAGAGGTAAATTATGTTTCTAATGGTACTGTAGAAAGATGGCAGAATGAAGTCACAACAGCAAACACAGTTAATAATATTAACTTGACTGCTAATATTGGATTCAGTGTAAATACCATCAATGTTGATACAATTACAACAGAGTTCTATGATCCTCTTGCTCAGACATTTGTTGTTGGTGGAAATATTGAAGCACCCTCTGACATTGATACGAATGATGATATTGATGGTGCGTATTTAACATCAGTTGAAGTTTATTTTGCAAAGTGTGATCAAAAATCTGCTCCCATTACTTTCCAAATAAGAACTACACAATTAGGTATACCTACTAGAAGAGTAATTGGAACACCTGTTGTTCTCTTCCCAGATTCTGTAGTTGGAACAGATGCTGAAGGAAATGATATTTTACTTAAGGATAATACGTCTACTGATAGTTCTGTTGGAACTAAGGTAACATTCCCTGAACCAATTTACTTACCACCCGGTACAGAATATGCGTTAGTATTAGTATCTGATAAGAGTATGGATTATGAAGTGTGGACTGCAATTATGAATGAACCCACTGTAAATACTCAAAATCTACCAACTGCTGAAGTGACCACATACTCTACACAGTATGCAATGGGAGCATTATTCAAATCACAAAATGGTTCAATCTGGTCAGAAAATCAATATCAAGATATGAAGTTTAAATTATACAAAGCAAACTTCACATCTAATTCAGGAACTGCTATTTTCTATAATCCTGATATAACTCTTCCCGATGATCCTACACCAGATGAAAATAGTGTTGAAGTTCCAAGATTGTTAGATAATCCAATCTTAACCCTACCTAAGAAAGGACAAGTTGGAATCGTATCATTTAAAACAAGCGATAATGCTACTCTTGCAACTAATTTATCTCCTGGTAGACAAATTAATGCATTTGATAAAGTAGATAGCACTGCTGTGATTGAGGGAATTGGTGGAAGACCACATTTTGTTGGTATATTAACTGGAGGTACAAATTATGCTACTGATACTGAGGTTTCAACATATAATATTCTTGGAAAAGGAACTGGATTAACACTTAATATTACTGCTGATCCTGATACTGGAACTATCACTGGTATTTCAACGGTGGACGGTGATTCTCACCGTGGATATAGGGTTGGTGATATTGTGGGAATCGTTACATCATCAGTTTCTGGTCTTAAAGGAAGAGGTGCACAGATAGGTATCACTAGTATTGTTAATGTTGATACATTGTACTTGACAAACATTCAAGATGAAGATAATTCTTGGACTGATTCAGAAAATAATGATTTACAATATCGTAGTGGTGAAGGATCTTTAAGTTCTGGAGTAAATGTGCATTCATATACTTCTAATGGAGCACCTTTCGATGGTAATCATTTTAGGATTGAAGATTTTGAACATGGAATGTATTCCAATACAAATAAAACTAAATTGCAAGGCATAAAACCAGATACTCCAAATGTTAAATTAGTGGGAAGTATTTCTGCAACTGATACTCAATTGGAAGTAGGAGCAGGACAAACATCAAAATTCAATTCCTTTGAGGGTGCATTAGTTCATGCAAATAATCCAGGATATGTCAAACTAGGAGATGAAATTATTTCCTACACTGGTGTTACTGCTGCAGGTTTTCTTGATTCACTCACAAGAGGTATTGATAACACTGTCGCACAACCTCATGGTCAGGTTAATGATGTTGAGTTACAAAAATATGAAATTGGTGGAGTTTCCCTAAGAAGAATTAATAATGTCACTAAAAATGTTAAAGATACAGATCTTAAATTGGATTCATATATGGTGACTTTCGATAGAAGTGCAACTGGAAGTTTAGGAATTAATAGAAGCACTAATACAAATGTTACTGGTGTAAATACTAAATTACCTGCACTTCAATTTAATGAACAAAAATTTGTAGGAGGTGGCAATGTTCATTCATCAACTAATATCATGTATGGTGCAGTAGTTCCAACATTTAATTTATTAAATCCAGGTTCTGATACTGATACTATTGCATCAATTAGAACAGTTTCAGGAAAGAGTGTTGATGGAACTGAAACACCTTTTGTTGATCAAGGATTTGAACCAGTTGAAATTAATGAATTTAATCAATTAACTTCAACTCGTATTGTTGCATCTAAATTAAATGAAGACACATATCTTGGTAATTTACCTAGAAATAAATCACTAACAGTAAATCTAACTTTAAGTAAATCACCATCTTCTGGATTATCACCAATTATTAGAACAGATACTGCGTTTGTTGAGTTAATTAACAATCGTCTTAATGATCCTATTGGTGCAGAAAATTATGCGATAGATGGCAGAGTTGGTAATATTGCAAATGATCCTCATGCAGCAACTTATATGTCAACTACAGTTGATTTAGTTAAACCTGCCACATCACTTAAAGTTTTATTCTCTGCTTACAGAGACGAGACTGCAGACATTAGAGTTCTATACGCATTAAAGAAACCAGATGATGGTGATGAACTTAGATTTGAACTATTTCCTGGATATAAAAATATAATTGATACCACTGATGATGGAAATGGAAATCTTGTAATTGATTCAACTAAAAATGATGGTAGACCAGATGTGTTCGTACCTGCTAGTTTAGAAAATGAATTTTTAGAATATCAATTCACTGCTGAAAACTTATCAGAATTTACTGGTTATGTAATTAAGATAGTGATGTCTGGTAAGAATCAAGCAAGACCCCCAAGAATCAAAGACCTTAGAACAATTGCTGTAAGATGATTAGAGTTGAAGGGCATAAAAATCTTTATCGTGACGAAAATACAGGTGCGATTGTAAACTGTGATGATGTTGCCTATGAAAATTATATTCGCACACTGAAGGCATCTGAAAAGAAGAAAAATGAAATTGATCAGATGAAGAGTGATATACAAGATATCAAAGATGCATTAAA